CATTTAGTACCATATTCATCAACAATTTGGCCAACATTCTCATCTTCCAATCCAGTAACAATGAATCCAAATGGGGCCATATCTTGTTCCAAAGCTTCTTGATTTTCCTTTATCATTAACATCCTAACATCAAGATCAGTCAATTCCTTAAAATATGTCTGATCTGTTGCCCATGCAAAAAGGAAACCACAAGAAACAAGATCATCATTGCATCCATCATCAGCTTCCCATGATTGTCCTTTAACTATATAGGTGGACAATTCATTGATCATTTCATAGTCTTCTATAATCAATTTATTATCCTCAACCAATTGTTTAAGATTAGAACACCCTACTTTCTTTACTGCCTTGGTAGTTCTAACTCCTAATTGTGCTCTACCCCCTGAGAATCCACCACCCATTACTTGTCCTGATCTCCCTCTCATAGATGCCATAATCAAATTATCATACTCCAAATCAAATTGCAGTGCAGATGCTACCTGTTCTCCTATATCATTTATTTCTACAAGAATAAATGCCTGATTATATATTCTTGCTAAGTCATATATCTTTTGAGGAAATACTAGAGGTTTTATCTCATTATCTCTATACTTAGCAACAATCCTATACGGCATTTGAGTAATATCAAACACTACAAATGCAGAATAATCATTAGATGTGCCTCTTGACACATCAGCAGCAATAAAATATGTATGTTCTTCTTCTGGTTTTACATGAATATCCAACCCTGCATTAGATTGTATTGGGTCTTTATATGTCAGGACTTTTAATTTTCTAGCAGAGATAAGAGTGTCAATAGAACCAAGAAACTCACAACCAAACTCAGTATTAAACTGTGATTCTGAAGTATTCTTTATAGTTTCTTCTTTCCATTTTGCATCACGCCCAGGCACTTCTGACCAATGAACTTCAATTGGTACATAAGAATTTCTTTGATTTTCTGCATCCGTCCACATCTTGTAAAACATATTCATGCCATGAGGTGTCGATACTATCATCACTTTTGATGACTTACCAGATGATATGGTGGGATAAACAGAACTAAAGAATTGTTCTGCTACATTGGCAGGGACATAAGCGAACTCATCCAGAAAAATAATATTGTAAGAACCCCCACGCACAGCACTAGCGCTTGTAGAAGACGCCAATATCTTAGACCCGTTCTCAAGTTCTAAACTCCCTTTGTTCCATGTCATTACTCCTTGTTGTAACCATTTTGGTAAATGTTCATATGCAAGTTGTAGTCTACCTAATAAATCCCTTGCAGTAGCTGCCTTGTTCGCAAGGATTGCTACGTTAACTGTAGGATTGAATAATATATAATGTAGGAGATAAGCAATAATAACAGTTGATTTTCCAGACTGTCTAGGTAATTTACAAATTGTGAAACGATTGTTGTGAAATGTACCCACCATTTCTTTCTGGAAATCATACATGTGAAAAGGGACAAGTCCTTCATCGATATTAATAATCCTTACAAAATGTTGTATGAAGTATATAGGATCTTTCATACATTTAGTATACTCTTCAATCTCTTTTTTTGTCCATTTTTGTTGAACATTTGCTTTTTTGAGATTAGGATTTCCTAAGTAAACTGAATTACCAGACATTATTTTTCCTTTATCATTTTTTGTAGTTCAGCAGTAGAACCAACAAACAATGCATTAGTTACATTCTTGGGAGCATTATCTGGAACATCTTTAAGTCTCTTCATTTTCTCTTGTAAGTCTCCAAGTTTTTCAGTAACCTCTGCAACATTTTTGATGAGTTGTCCTGCCACTTCATATGCTCTGGGGTGCTCACCTTCTTTTGCAAGTTCAAGGATGCCGTCAATGGCCACGCTCCCCCGCTCCACCAATTTGTAGAAATTTTCTCTTTGGTATTCATAATCTTTCTCCATATCCTCTTCAGGTGGATTTGCTTTTACTGGCCATCCAACACCCATTGAAATATTGCCAGGCCTAACTTCATGCTCTATCACCTCTTGTTGTAAAGGGTCTTGCACTACACCTAATTCTTTATCTATTTTTTCATTCATCTTGTTCTCCTGGCCGTATTCTCATTGCAGTAGAATGCATTCTTGTCGGGTTATGATGCGTTCTACTAGTAGTATGAACAAATTGAGGACTTGCGGCCTTCTCCTCAGCCGACCAATTTGCTGGGCCAAAGTTTTGACCAAATTTTTCTTTTAATTTAGTACTTTGTGTTGTATTACAAAATCTTTTACAAACCTCTAGAGCATTATTTTGATCTTCTAAAAGAGTATCATAAAAATTTTTCCACTCTTTAGAAGTCAAAATTTCCATTATACTATCGACGTTAGTTAATTTAAGGTGCTCTTTAAAAAAAATTGATTTAATTTCTTCAGTTTCTAAATCTACCTTACCATTTACTGTCCTATTTTCACGTGGATCGCACCAACAACAAGGCAGTAGATATCCTTGAGCACTATATCCATATCCCTTCCCCGAAAGGCATTTAGGAGTTAATTCTACCATGCCCACGGACCTAATGAACTACTACTTAACCAAACTTCTTCTGCATAATAAGAATTTTTAAGTTTATTTCTTTTATTATATCCCGTCCTTGAAAAATATTTATTACTTATATAATTTTCACTATTAGTAGGTTGATATGGATCATCTTCACCACTCCATCTTGAAGAATACATTATTAAAAAAAGAATATTATTATCCAATGCCATTTTCTTTGCTTGTTCCACATGATTTTCATTATAATTAAAAACAATGTATTGCCACTCGACCTTAATGCCCATAGACACACCCATTTTCATAACCTCAAATAATTTTTCTCCGTCTTGATTTATTCTATATAAACAACTTTCTTCTGGTAAACCATCTATACCAAATCTCCAAACTGCTTCGGGATTTAATTCAAATGCTTTTTTATACCATAATATAGATCTATGAGATGCCGCTGTTGCTACAGTTATATGAGAGGGTGAATATATTGGTAGAACCGATAATTCTAAAAATTCATGGAATTTGGGATGTATAATTGGATCAGAGACTTGTCCACAAAACAAAATTCTCCTAAAATGTTTTAATATTTTTTTAAAATCTGTTATAGAAAGATCATGACCTGGAATTGGTATACCAGCATCTATATATTCTTGCCTTCTACATCGTGGACACATTAAAGTACATCGAGGAGAAATATCTAAATTTATATTCTTTCTAACAAGAGCTTTTGTTTTTTTTTCCTCAACAGTTAAATTTTCATTTTTACCATCCAACCAATCTTCACGTTGAGATATTATATTTTTTTTACTAAAGCGATCCGCCATTAAGCTTATCTCTCAATTTATTTACAAAATCCCATAACGTAGATATTTGTTTTCCATGTATATCAATCTCGGCCCGTTGTTTTACGGTTTCTACGTAAGTATCTCTACGATCTAATTCTGATTTAAGATGATCTAAATCTCTTCTATTAGATTTAACTTCGGATTCTAATCTAACACCCATAATTATTACTCCAATGAAAAACAATATTTGGTGCCAATATTCTGTCAGCGCTTCCATTTATCCTCCAAGATCATCCTCTCCAGTTTCGGGATTAAAAGTTTTTGCATCACTAAAGAATGATATAGTTTCATTAAATCCAAAATCATCATCTGCGTCAGCTGTGGCAGAATCAGGTGATACAGTATATCTTTGCTCACGTTTAACAGAAGGATCAGGCAGATTTGTGAATTGATCCACTTGAACAGTCTTAATAACCTTGGCAGAAGTAACAGGACCATATAGATAAAATTTCGCCGTAAATGATAGTGTGTATATTAATGCTCTTCTTGCTTGAAATTCTCCTTCATAATTATCTTCATAAGCAACACTATTTAATACTAAAGGAACATCTCTCTTTATTCCCATATCTGTCATGTCATTAATTGTTACTGTATAATCTGGTTGAAAGTATGGTAAAATCTGTTCTACTATTTGCAAGGCATCATCAGATTGTTTTGCCATAATATATAAAGTAAATTCTAAATTATAGGGAACAGGCATATACTGTGTGTCTAATTGACTTGCTTTGTCTCCCTTTACCTTTTTCATTCTCTGAACACGGTTTAATTTTCTACCTGAGTCATATGATAAATTTGCTATTTCAAAACCAATTCTGGGTAAGGTTACTGCAACCTGTTTGGTAAGGTCTGCATCCTCTCGTAAACGGACAAGGAATTTCTCTCTTGGACCATACGCAAGAGGAACCTTCATTGTCTGAATAATATTCCCATCATTATCTTTACGAACTAAATGTATATTATTAAATATAGTTCCAAATGCGACAACCACCTTTCGCATAGTTTCGTGATAAAATTGTTGTCCTAACATTATGTACCTCCAGCATCACCGAAAGGATTTCTTTCGGAGAAGTCTAATATGTCATCATCTAACGAATCAAATAACTCGTTTTGGGCTGTTGTATCTATACTAGCATCACCCACCACATAATCCTCATTCAACAAGTATGCATCATCTCCACTATCTGCTGGGTTCTCAAGTAAAATACTTTCACCAACACCACTAGAATCATTCTCACCTGTAAGATAATCACCATCTGTCTCTTCTAACAGAAGTCCTTGATCTCCACTTGTACTAATACCAATCTCCATTCTTAAATATTCATTTACAGCAGATGATTGTTCCAAAGTCATCTGAAAACCAAGAGCATCTATTGTATGTTCTGTCTCTATAGCATCGATTGCAGCAATATCCGTATCTATAATCTCAGAACTATACTCAAACAATCTGCAATTTAATTTGTATACTGGATTATTGTCCAGTTGATAAAAGGGATCATCATGATCCACAAAGTTGATTTGAAACACCTTGTCTAAAGTTGGGTGATATACCAAATCCCCCTCTAAGGGTCTATCAGAATCCGTTGAAGTTGCTTCTGAAATTATAAAGCCACTTTCAAATGAACCACTAATATCTACTACCGTACTATCCAAACTTCCTGCCTCTAATAATATAGAACCACTTAAAGTATCTGTACCAGATTCAATCGTAATTTGTTTCGTTAAATCCTGAAACCTTGTTTTACTCACAACAAAAGTAATCTCACTTAGATTCTGTAAACCTAATTGAGACATTAATTCTTTTTCTCCAGCAAATCCCCCCTCAGAATTTTCTACATACATTTCTATTTTTGCTTGGGTAGTAAATTTTGCAAGATCATCTGTAAAAAATACAGAATCTTCGGCAGTAAGGGTTCGATCAAGATAATAAACATCGTGACCATAAATCTGAATTGCTTCTGTAACTAAATCGGCATACAGACTTTGTTCAGCAGCGATTGCCGAGGCACCACTGGTATGAAAGAAGGAATTAACTGCCATAATTTATCCTATCATATGCATAGGTGGCAACTCATATGCTAATTGAATTTGCTCTTCAAGTCTTTGCTGTTCCTCTATTGCCTGAGTGTATATGGTTTCTCCATTCATTGTAACTCCACCCAACATAGCAACTCCACCAAACTTACTGAGATTTGCTCCCCATTGTCGTTTAAGTAATGTCGTTGTATATCTTTTTAAGAACATATCATCATAGATATCTGTATATGTTGTTGGGTCTAATTTCCTCCAACACTCCACTATAATGTAGTCAGTATCAGCAGTTATATCATTTTCCCAATCCATATCAAGATAAAGACGATTCTTATGTTCATTAAATCTGATTGGAGTTTCA